CAATTAGAAGCTGGTGATGTAATGACATTAACCAACGCTAATTATGGATGGGTAGATAAACTATTCAGAACTAACAAAGTATCTCAGACCTTTAAAGATGATGGGGCGATTGTAGTAAATCTGCTGCTGATGGAATTTAATCCAACCGTCTATGATGATGTGGCTATTACCGAATTTCAACCAAGTCCTAACACGGGTATCGGCGATCCTCTGGTATTCGGGACAGTCCCGCCACCAACAGTAGAGCAAGAATATCCGACTGCGGTTAACCCATTGTTCTTGGTTCAAGTAACGACTCCGGCTGCTGGCATCTCTCAGTATGCGGAACTCTATTACACCGCGTTCGCTGATCCTACAGAGGCACAGCTAATCTTTGCAGGTACTAGCGAGGTACAGGCTAACGGAACTCCGTGGAATACTAATACAGTTTTACCGTTAATCTCTTTAGCTGGCATACCTTCTGGAAATTGGTATTTCGTCACTCGAATGATGAATAGTCTAGGGGCGTCTAGCTTCAGTCTGCCTAGTGCGGTCTTTGAATGGCGGCCCACAACCTTTCAATACTCAGAACAATACTTAGTTATCGCTTACGCCGATACGATCACAGGTACAGGCTTTAATCTTAATCCCAGAGGGAAGTATTACTACGGGTTGATTAATCAAAGCAGCATAACGCCTAGTATCGATCCGGCGGCTTACTCTTGGTATCTAGCTGAACCCGCTTTCGGAACGACTATCTACCCTCTGTATACGAATAGAACGGGTCGCAAAATATCCTTCGACACAGGCTTTGCTATCTACGCTTCCGGCACAGCGGCTTTCGTTCCATACGAGACTAATCTATTCGATCCTACAATCTGGGCGGCTTTGCCTGATGGAACTAACTACATTGATCTTGATGTAAGAACAGGACAGCTATTAAAGGTAGGGACTACGAGCGTCGGGACTGGTGAAATATCTGTCTCTAATAATTCTGATGGAGTTGTAGTTGCTCATCTCGCACCTTACCTAGACTTCGGCGCGGGGGTTTATACCTACACAGCATCAGCAGCAACGCTCACCATTGATATTTATGGGCGGGTGGTAGGCTTCACCACTCCTGATACTTTTGAGATGACCATATCGACATTTACTGCGACAAGTGGACAGACATTTTTCCCGGTTTCTAGGGATGTAGCCTATATAGTTGGGCAGTGTTTCGTATTTAATCAGGGAACATTGTGCCAGACTTCAGAATATACTGACGCGGCTGGCGGGGTGACGTTCGGAACGGGAGTAGTATTAGATAATATCATTACTGTTATATCTTTTAGATCGACTAATTCTGCTACAGGTTCTTATGCTTCATTCGCAAGATACTCAGCAGTTCTATCAGCCGAGGGCAGTTACACGGTATCAGGCTTTACCTTAATCTCAGGCTATGAACTTCTGTTCATTAATGGAACGGTGGTCAATGAGCAAGATTACGATATAGTTGGGCAGACTATTACAAACTTCCCGAACGTAACAACTGGCGATCTTGAGATAATACAATGGACACCAAACAATCTGGGAGTGCCGAACGGAACGCCAGTCAATGAGGTTATTCAAACTACAATAGGTCAGGCAACATACCCATTCTCATTCACTTCGGGTGGTTTTAATCTTTATCAAAACGGTGTATTATTAAAGTTAGGAACGGACTTTACGACTGTTGTTGGGGCGTATACGTTATCTAATATTCCTGATACGGTAAGTAATGTGATTCTCCAACAAACATTCGCACGCGCGGGGGCAGCATGACAAATGCTTTTAATCTAAGTCAGTTAGCAAATAATACGAACTCATCGGGGCAGGTCACTCTAACCACAGGGGTTGCGGGAACACTTCCTGTAGCTAATGGCGGCACTGGTGCAGCAACTTTAACCGCTAACAATCTATTAGTCGGCGCGGGAACTAGCGCGGTTACAGGGATCGCAGCGGGTACGTCAGGCAATGTCTTGACTTCTAATGGTACGACTTGGGCTTCTGCGCTACCAACAAGCAGTGTTTTGCAGGTGGGAGTGACTACCTTTGATGGATATGTGGCTGCTTCTGCCGCCGCAGGTGGCCCAACATCTATAAGTGCTGGTTATGGACTTTTTTCACTTAGCTTTACACCTACAAGCGCAACTAGCAAAATATTGGTACAGACAAGCACTATTTCAGTGTACGAACCAACAAACGTGGGAAATTATTTTTGGCTTGCTTTATGGGACGGGAACACATTTATTGCCGCAAATTCGGGAACAGTAGGTTTTCAAATTTTTGCAGCTAATTTGAACGCTGGATATTACACCCTTAATAATTCATATACGTCAGGAAGCACTAGCACAAGAACAATCTCGGTTAGGGTTGGGGGGCAATTAGCACAGACTCTACAGATTAATGGAAATGCTAATGGTGCGCTTACTGGTTCCTCTGCCCGCATACAAATGACCGTCTGGGAGATAGCAGCATGATTAACTATTATGAAATACTTGTACTCAACTACGTTGGCACTCAGTGGGCTTTACGCGGTAATGAATACTCTGGTCTGGAATGGTACGACTCCACTCCAAAGCCAACACAAGCTGAACTTGATGCTCTATGGATACCTACACAAGAAGCCGATAGCAAGTCTGCTAACAAAGCCAAAGCATCATCACTACTTGCTGGCACTGACTGGACAACCATAGCAGACGTATCACTCCCAACAGCCAATCCCAGACTAGCCAATCAGGAGCAGTTCATTGCTTATCGCCAAGTGATTCGTCAGATTGCTGTATATCCACCTGCTGGCACTGTGGTTTGGCCCACGCCTCCTGTAGAGGTATGGAAATAAATTTATTTTAATTCTGATATAAGTTAAAATCTAAAAATAAGATAAGACATGACTGCACGGATTCGCTAGTGAGCGAACCGAATTCCTAGTAAGGAGCAGAGCATGAGAACGGCATCGCAGCAAAAGGTTAGGGTAGCGTCATAGCTGTCTTTAACAAGAACTCCCTATCTCAAGTCAGCGGATTCGACAATCCGATCATCGCTGGCGAACTCGTATATCAGCAGTCTACATTCTGGAATCTCGCCCTAACTGGTGATGATGGCGTAACGCCTGTAAATCTAACTGGCGCGACCATAGATGCTCAGATAGTCCGTAGAACCCTATCCAATGTGAAGGACTCCCGCTACGGGCTGACCTTCGACATAACGAATTACACCCCAACACCTGCCGCGATTCCTTTAACTATTGTTAACCGTGACAACGCTGCTGGCTCTTTCACGCTTATCATAAATGATGACTCGTGGGATTTAGTTGATGATGACGCTCAACTAGCTATCAGTTCAATCAATGGCGCGGGCTTCTCTGGTCGAATCAAGATAGGTTTCGTCGCTGCTGGAAGCACTCCGGCAGAGGACAATATAATCTTTCTTCTCTTTATCGTTCGCAGTGATGGCATTGTAAAGATCTGATATGGCGAACCTTAATGTAAACGTAACCGATGGGAATAATCTCACGGTACAGGTAACGCCAGTACCCAGACAAGTCATTCAGATAAATAGAGGCACTGGTGGGGGTAATAACAATCTTATCGCAGGTTATCCCGTGGTGATGAGCAATATTCAATATCGGGATGTAGTAATGTTCGGTTCTAACGAATGGAACAATGTTAATCAAACCGAAATAACGGACGGCGGAAATTTCTAAGGAGTATTAAAAATGGCAAACAAGATCAGAATTAAACGTAGAGCAAATGGCGGCGGGGCTGGCGCACCCGCTTCACTAGAGAACGCAGAACTAGCCTTTAACGAACAAACGAATATTCTGTACTACGGTACAGGAACGGGCGGGGCTGGTGGGACAGCTACTAGCATTATTACTATCGCTGGTAATGGCGCCTTCGTAGATTTGTCATCAGCACAAACAGTCGATGGAATAAAAACCTTTACTGATGAAATCGTCGCTGACATTAGCGGCAATGCTGGAACAGTTACCGACGGCGTTTATACGACCGATACGGGAACTGTCACCAACACGATGCTGGTGAATGATTCCGTTACAGTAGGAACCACAGAAATTACTTTAGGTTCTTCTGAGACTACCATCGTTGGCCTAGTCTCTGTTACCTCTACCGACTTCGTTGGTGATCTAACTGGAACAGCCGACACCGCTGTAGCTTTAGAGACTGGTCGCACTATCTCCATCACTGGTGATATTGCTTACACCTCGGATGCTTTCGATGGCACAGCAGCAGTGACGGGAACAGGTACGCTTGCTACAGTAAATAGCAATGTAGGCACTTTCACCAAAGTGACCGTAAATGAAAAGGGTTTAGTAACGGCTGCGGTCGATGCTTCCATCTCTGATTTGACCGCGCCAACAGGTGATGTAGCTTGGGGAACTTACAAGATCACTGGTCTGGGCGATCCTACCTCTGCACAAGATGCTGCTACTAAAGCCTATGTAGATTCAGTCGCACAGGGTCTTGATCCAAAGGCTTCGTGCGTTGCTGCTACCACTGCTAACATCACTTTATCTGGCGCACAAACGATTGACGGAATTTCAATCACCGCTGGTATGCGCGTTCTGGTAAAGAATCAAACGCTAGACGAGAACAACGGCATCTACCAATGCAACGCTGGTGCGTGGACTCGGACTACCGATGCGAATACTTGGGATTCTTTAATCGGTGCATTTACTTTCATCGAACAAGGAACCACACAAGCAGATAGCGGGTGGGTTTGCTCAGTAAACTCTGGTGGAACGCTCGGAACGACTCCTGTAACTTGGGTTCAGTTCTCTGCCGCTGGTGCATATACCGCTGGCACAGGATTGACGCTGACAGGTAACGAGTTCTCGATTACTAACACCGCAGTAACCGCAGCAACCTACGGAACTACTGATGGTTTCTATACAACCACGTTCACAGTTAACGCACAGGGGCAGTTAACCGATGCGGCTGATTATGAGATTAATGTGGACGGCGGCACGTTCTAATTTAAACTCCGGCTATATAGCCTAAAGGAGAGCCTAATGGCTAACAGTATCAAGATTAAAAGGTCGGCGGTTGCCGCTAAGGTTCCGCTGACCACTGATTTGGCTTTGGGTGAACTTGCTATCAATACATACGATGGTAAGTTGTACATGAAGAAGGATGATGGAACAGAATCTATCGTCACGGTTAACACTGGCGGGGCTGGATCGGGGGATGTAGTTGGCCCCGGTTCATCTACCGACAACGCTATAACTCGATTCGATGGTGCGACTGGACTTCTTATTCAGAACTCCACAGCTACGCTGGATGACTCCGGGGTAGTCTCTGTATTAGGCGCGAACATATCGGGGCTTACAGTCTCGTCAGCCGTGGCTACAGACGGCTCGAAGAATCTTGTAAGCGTAGCGAATACGGGAACGGGGGATAATGTTCTGGCAACTAGCCCGACTCTCATCACTCCGGCTCTTGGCACTCCGACCGCTTTAGTCGGAACCAATATCTCTGGCACAGCTTCTGGCCTTTCAATTGGCGGCAATGCTGGAACGGTTACGGATGGGGTTTATACAACGGACACCTCGACCGTAACCAATACAATGCTGGCGGGGTCGATAGCGAACGCCAAGCTGGTCAATTCAAATATCACAATAAACGGATCAGTCACAGCCCTCGGCGGTTCGGTCAGTGTCGGCACGGTCACTTCTGTTACCGCTACCAGTCCTATTTCATCCAGCGGCGGCGCGGCTCCTGATATAAGCATCAGTGCTGCTGGAGTAGCTACCTCTGGCTATCTAAGCTCGACTGATTGGAATACCTTTAACGATAAAGGTGATGGGGCTGTAGTCTCTATCACAGGAACAGCAAACGAGATAGACGTATCCTCTCCGACTGGTGCGGTGACTCTATCCCTACCAGCGACCATTAATGCAGATACTACGGGATCGGCTGCGACCCTAACTACCCCGCGTGATATTGCTGGCGTATCGTTTGATGGATCGGCAAGTATCAATATTCCATTATCTAACTTGTCAGACGTAACATTCAGCACCCCGGTGGTTAATGAATTGCTCGGATTTAACGGCACCGCTTGGGTTAATGTTGCGCCTAACTCGGCATCAGCGGGAACAGGAGTGGTATTTTATAACGCTACTCCGGTCATAACTGCATCGGGAACTGACAACGATATAGCCATTCTTACCTTTGCATCTATCCCAGTCACAACAGCAGAGCAGGTCATAACAGGAACAGCAGTTAATAATACTGTTTGCTTTTCTGCTTTTGTTACTACCGCGCTAAATAGAATTATATTTGATGCTGGCGTATATGATTTTACGATATGGGCGGGTGTAGACAGCCACGCTAGCAACTCTGTTACAACCATTACTAGACAGATATATACAGCCACTCCCTTTGTAGTTGGTACTGTAACTACTACAGGCACAGGATCAAGCCGCACAGCTACAGCATCATCAGGAACGCCCTTTGCAACTTCGGTTATAGATGCTTCTGCTACGAATACAACTGCATCATTCTTGCAAACTCCCCAAGGTCTATATCAGATAACAGCTAGAACCTCTGATACTGTAGTAACTATTACCACACCTAGCGGATATACCAATGAGTCAGCGGTTGCTGGCACTGTATGGAAGAAACTATTTGGAATTACTACCCCAGAAATAACATCTATATCCCCTAACTACACTGAATTCAGTATATATACAACTCAGCCTTCAACTGTAGTTACTGCAGCAACAAAAATGGGGATTCTTGGCTTTGTTACTTCGGACCATACGAGAACTATATCCCTAACCTACAATGGCACGACCAGAAATACCCACGTTAATACTCCTTTAGCTAACCTACACAATGACCTAGCTGGTTTAAATGGCGGTGCTGCCGATGAGTATTATCACTCGACCGCTGCGGAGTATGCGGGAACGGGAACAGGAGTATTCGTTCGAGCAACATCTCCAACACTCGTTACGCCAGCACTTGGCACTCCGACTGCACTGGTCGGAACAAACATCTCTGGAACAGCCACCGCTTTTACTGCGAGTAATGTAACTACCAACGCAAATTTAACTGGCCCAATAACTTCTGTAGGCAACGCCACGAGCATTGCTTCTCAGACAGGAACGGGGAGTACGTTTGTAGTAAACACCTCGCCCGTATTGGTAACGCCTAATCTTGGCACTCCATCGGCTGGCGTTCTTACTAGCTGCACAGGTACGGCAACTGGTTTGACTGCTGGAACGGCTACAACTGCGAATGGGGTAGCTGCCGGGGTAGTCGCTGGCAAGATGATCTATAACCAGTTTACTGCTACGGCTGCTCAGACTACCTTTACCAGCAGCGTGACATATATATCTGGTAAGATCGATGTGTATGCAAACGGCGTAAAGATGGTAAACGCTGCTGACGTAACGGTAACAGGCGGAACTTCAGTAGTATTCACAACTGGCGTGGCACTTAATACGAGAGTAGACCTAGTCTACCCAACCTAATGGATGCTCAAACTCTAATCAATATCGGGGCTGGCGCGACACTAGCTACAGTCGGATGGCTCTGTCGTACTCTCTGGGATGCGGTCGAGAGACTCAAAACAGATATTCAAAGGATTGAAGTCTGCTTACCATCCAGCTACAGTAGAAAGGATGACATTCAGTGCCGCTTCGATAAGATAGATATTACGTTAGAAAAGATATTCGATAAGCTAGATACCAAAGCAGATAAATGAAACAGGCTCATCATTCAAAGACGCTCTGGTGGAACGCAGTATTAATTCTGTCTCTAGGATTAATAGAATTAGCCGCCACCACATTTCAATTTTTTATCCAGCCCATCGTTTATGCTAGCCTAATCTTTGTCAGCAGTGCCGGAAATATGATTTTGAGATTCAAAACTACCGAACCGATTGAATGATTCCGTTTTTATTAGCACTACCGCTTGCCACTAAAATTGCTGCCGTTGTAACGCTCTCTGTTGCATTGTTCGGGGCGGGTGTATATGAAGGTATCAGAATTGGCGAATCGTCGTGTAGAGAGGCTGTAATTGAGTCAGAAAGGCATACGGTACAGGCAATCACAGAACAGGTGCTGGTTACTGATAAAGTCATCACGGATTACTCAGCAACTATTGGACAGGTACAGAAGCGATCGAGGGAGATATTAAGAAATGCAAAAGTGGACGATAGTATTATTCTGCCTAGTAGCTTTCGGGTGTTCCACGACTCTGCCGCCACGAACTCCGTTCCCTTATCCACCGACTTTATTGATGCAGCCACCGTCTCAATTGCAGACGTTACCGAAACCATCAACGCCAATTACGGTTCGTGCCACGAAAACATAACGCAACTGAACTCGCTGCAAGAGTGGATTCGTAATCAATCGAAAATAGAATGAAGCTATCCGAACACTTTACACTTGACGAAATGACCGCTTCAGACGCGGCGCAACGACGGGGATGGGATAACACACCTAATGCCGACCACACAGCTAATTTAATGCGACTGGCGGCGTTCCTAGAGCGAGTTAGAGTAGTGTTAGGGAATAAGCCTATCTCGATTACGTCAGGCTATCGCTGCAAACTGGTCAATGACTCGGTTGGAAGTAAGGATACGAGCCAACACCGCTTTGGCTGCGCGGCAGATATTCGTGTAGTAGGAATGACTCCTCGGCAGGTCTGCGAGGCGATCATTAAATCGAAATTGGAATACGACCAAGTAATTTTGGAGTTTAATAGCTGGACTCATGTATCTATTCCGCTGCTTGAGTTCAAGCCAAGACGAAGCGGATTGATTATTGATAGTGCTGGAACCCGTCTTTACAGTTAAAAGTATACTCATTTATACCTGTTTTGAGATATAGATAAGTATAAAGTGCCGAATAAGTCAGGCTAGGAGGACATAGCCGAAAACTGTTTTAGAGTTCTGCGTCGGGAAACCCAGTAAATTCTTTATCAGCCGCCCGACTTATTTATAGATAGAAGTGATGGTTGCCGCAAGTGCGGTAAAAAGGACGGCCCCATTTAGGGTTAACTGATTTTGAGTGAAAGTGTGTAGCTTTGAATTCTCTATCTGTATAAAGGGCGGTCCTAGCAGACTGCTCGGCTTGCTTCCACGCCACGCTCTTTATGTTTGGTCGATGTTCAGGCTTTAAAACTTCTCCGTTCATCTTCTCAGGCACCCACGAGAACTGATATGGGGCTAGAATAACTTTCTTAATATCTCCGTCTGTCATTCGATTCAAAACTACCCTCGCTATTTTTTCCTGACAGATTACAGGTTCGCCGCGACCTTCAAAATACACCGTCATAGTTAACCATAAGAGAACTTCAGCCATCAAAACCTCCTTTGATCGACATATAGAGACAACGTGTCGATTCTATCGTTTATTAAAACCTCTTAACTTTGATTGATCTAATGCGTATGTATCTCCTTTGCCCAAATCTATTATATTTTTATCTTGCCTAAGTTCTTCAGAAGCGGCATATCCAACAAAAGTAACTTTATTTTTATCTACAATTGCTAGCACATAAATATCTACCGAATGATTTTCTTTTAACGTGCAAAGCAATCTGCCATTAGGGTAATCGGTAGCCTTTATATCATAAGAGAATCTTCCTATCTTCCCGTCTGGCGATCCGCTTCTATTAGTAAATTGAAAATCTGGAAATAAATTCCAATGTTTTGCCCAAGCGTGTTCGGCGGTGTAGCCAAGTATGTCTCCATCTATACCATCTTGGTTCCCCTGTTTAACATCTTTAATCCCTCCCGCCCTAGATATTAATGATCTATTACGACCAATTATATTTATCAACATCATATCGCTAGGAGTTAACTCAACTTCTATTTTACTCAAAGCATCAGTCCTATTAAATAACCGACGATAACCAAGATCACGACTATTGGGGCCATTGCTAGAAAGACAATCAGACCTTCGTGAGCCGATAACTTACGCTTAAATTTCGTTGTCACGATTACCTCCCATAATTAATATTAGATAACTCAATAATGTCTCCTCGCTAATCCCGTGAACTCGTAGAAAGCCTCGACTACCCAACCCGTGGACTCCCGTTTTTCCTCGATGATGCTCCGGGCATAAAGGGATAACAGGCGCGTTCTCACGCTTACCACCATTTCTAATGTGATGAATTTCTGCCGGAGTATCATACACCTCCTTATGCCGACACAGGATGCAGCCCCATTCAGCAATTCGCGCATACTCTTTTTTCCTGTTCATTGGGGTTTCACATCTAGGCTTTTCCAGCCTATATTTTTCGCATAGCCTATAGCTTCTGGTGTAACGGAAAACAATTTTGCAAAATAAACTAAAGGTAAATTGCTACTTTTTATTTGTAATACTTGATCTTTATTTAATTTGTGCATCCCGTGCTTTTCACCTTCTTGGAAAGTGCCGTGATTTTTTTTGTCTAAACAATTTTCACTTCTGGTTCCCCACTTTAAATTTGACAATGAGTTATTGCATCTTGTTCCATCTAAGTGCATAGCCTCATGTTTATTAGATGGACGCTCACCAACAAAAGTAAGCAATACTAAGCTATGAATAGTGTAGTTTTTTTGTTTACCATCTTTTGTTAAAGAAACGGCTGCATATCCATTTTTTAATAAAAATGTCCCTTTTTTCCTATTTAATCTATCTATCCAAACCTCTCCATTTTCATTAATCGAATATTTTTTAAATGTAGGAATGTTTTTCATATATTAGAAGCCTTCATCTCTATTCGTGCAGTCGCTTCTAACGTCTGCCAAACAGAAATCTTAGCCTCTGCTGCTACCATCAGCCAACGTAGCCTCTCGTACTCTTGCACCGCTGATGCTAGGGCTTTAATGTGGGCGATGTAGTCTACATGAGCGTAAGCATAGCTTTCTTTTGCTGATTCCGTCTTAGCGTCCGACTCGATCATAAGCAACGCCTTCTTGCTTTTGCGGTACTCAGTCAGATATAAAACGACTGCCTTTGATTCTGCTAGGGCTGTCGAATGGTCGCGTATGAAATCAAGTGCTGCGAATGGGCTGATAATTGGATCAATAGTGTCAGTCAAAACTTTCCCCTACTAAGTAAAATTTTCGATTGGTGGTGCGTCCGTTTCCAGTGATGATCTTCTGATCGACTAGGGCTTTTAAGCTACCGCCGAGACTTGAGGGCGAGATAATGTGTCCACCTAAAGCCTTTTCCAGCAACTCTCTACGTTGTGCGCCGGGTTTTTTGGTGATGTATTTCACAATGTCTCGCATTGCTTCAGTCATTCTTTTGCTTGGTCTAGCGCGGCTTTCCCTTTTATAGTCCCTCATCTCCACCGTTCGCATAAGCCTAATTCTTTGGGCAGAGTCTCGCTTCTGGCGGTTTAATTTATTGATACTGAGAATCTCGTCAGCGATTCCAACAAGCGATCCTTTGCCAGTCAGGTCAAAGTATTGAGAACCCACAGGCCAAGTCATGACAGCCTCATTAATTCAGTCCAGTTCGTGATCTGAGGCAGTAGCTTTTTGCCGTGTGTCTCTGAAATTCTACCAAGTCTAATAGCTTCTTTAACGACTGCTTCCCTACCGTACTTATCATTCCCAAGCGAAGGGAACCACTCGACAGGTCGAGAAGTCTGGCGGGCAGAATTGACCAGATTCGAATAGGATTCTTTAAAAGCCATTCTAGCTGCCACCTGATCGCCCTCGTTAAGCAACGGCTGCGCTGCTGCCATAGCGGTTAGCATTTCTTGGGACAGGATAGCACTGACGCTTTCATTGCGTGGAATCATGCCCCACGCTTCATCGGCAGAAGGTCTACCGTCTTGAGCTTGTATGATATGAATCAGATCTGAAGGCTTTGGAGCGAAAGGTGAACTTTGAATATGGTATGAAAGAGCATTTTTAAGATCAGAAAACGAATACTTATCCATCGAGTTCGCCCAGATCATTATTGAAGCTGGCGTTAGTTTCGTTCCGTAGACTTCAAAAGTACCGATAAGCAGGTTATTAAATTCCTTTTTCTCACTCGTGTTCATATATAGCCCCCTCCTCTTGTTGGTCCAATTTCAAATTGAAAGCGTCCACTACTGCTCGATTC